TGTCGGGTGCTAGGTCGCCACTTATTCAGGGCAAGAATTAACTGCTCGGCATCCTGCGCAAGGGCAGTGCTGACCGCTTTCGCAGGTGCTAACGAAACCCGAGCAGCCTCAAGCCACTCGCCGTCATAGCGTTGCCAACGCGAACGCCGAACCGCAGTGACAATCCACTGGCTCGGGTCAAGATCAAAGTCCGCCAACAGGTCGGCAGCATCAGGCAGTTCGCCAGCGGTGCGCGGTGTCGAGATTAGGAAACCACCACCGGCATCAACCTCAAGTCGAGGTCGCCAGCCTTCAGGTGTATTCAATGCCCGAATGTCTGAACCTGATGCCCCAGCCTTGGCTAGGGTTTCAAGGTCATCGCTCAAGGACATTGCAAGAACAATCTCGGTTGCGGTGTTTAGCAATCACGCCAGGCTTGGCGATGATGTTGTTCGCAATTAGTGTGCGACTGATTTCAGCGGCACTGATAGTGCGATTGCTCAAAGTTATGAACAAGGCCTCTCGATCATCGTCGTCAAGGTTGGCGAGAATAGTTCGCACCAAACATGAATGCCTCGGTGAAGGTTTGTCAGCTAGTGTCAAAAGGTCTTTGCTTAAACTCATTACCCCTGCCAGTCCTTTGCTTTAGTCCTGTTTAGAACTTACTTGGTGTTTGCGACTGTCAGAGTTCACACCGAAAGCGGTGTCCTGTTTTGACAACGCCCGAATGATTACAGGAATGAACGCAATCCACACCGAGTTCACAACCATTTTCAAATCGGTGCTGGTGAAATCTAGTGGCGACTTGCCAATGGCAAGGGCAGCGGTCAACGCCGTTGCCAATAGTGATTGCAGGTAGGAAATTAGAACTTGTTTTTTCATGCTAATCCTTAGACTCGAAAGAACGCTTCAAGGCGAGTACCGCCATTAGGTTTCCAAAACTTTGTTCGCTGACCTTCGACATGGACATGAGGCCCACCTGAGTTGCCCTCAACGCCAACCTCAGCGATTTTCTGACCCTTCTTGACCTTCTGACCGACCTTGACAGTCGTCATCCGTACATGGCCATAGACAACATAACGAGCAAACAACTTGCCATGCTTAATGACTGGCGCGTATTGCCCGAATGCTGAACCCCAAATTGCTATTCCAACAACTTCACCGTTGGCGATAGCGAACACATCAGTTCCAATCGGTGCGCCGAAGTCGTAACCTTGGTGCTGTCCTGACATCCACTGGCTTCCCTTAACATGGAAACCACAAGTGATGTTCACTTTCTTAACTGGATACATCTTTCACTCCTCTTGGGGTTGACTTCTTTGCAGGTACTTTTGGCGCAGACTTTTTCGGTGTCCACGCGATAACCGTTTGTTCGAGGTTTGAAACTCGTTCAATCATTGTGTCCACTTGTTCGCGAACATCCATTGCCTGATCCGCAGCGCGTTCCGCAGCGTGCGCTGCGCGTTCCGAATCACGAGCGGCCTTGCGCACTAGGTCATAGGTTGAACCGCCGCCATTAGGTCGCAGTTCCACCATCGCATCGTGCAACCAAGATTTGATTGCGCGAGAAATGATTGCGCCAGCAACGCCAGCAATCGCCAGCCCACTGGCAACCGTTGAGAACCAATCAGGAATGGACAAGTTGTTCATTACTTTTCAATCACCGCGACATAAACAGTCGTAGTGCCGGTGTTGGTCACTGCGTACATTGGGCCATTGTGTGTGTTGAAAGTGATCTTGTCGCCTGAATCTAAACGCAAACCGTTTGAGGTTGTGACAGTTGCATCGCCAACATAAAGTAAGCCACCACTTGTGTGAAGGTGAACTTCCTCAGCTGCGATTGAGTCAGCAACAATCTGACTTGCCGTTGTTGTGATTGTGTATTGCGCGGTTGTGATTGCCACTTATTTTCCTTAACCGTTGGACTGACTTGGCAACGCTTGAAGCATCAAGCAATAAGCCGACCAGTTTGCTGATGAAACAGTTGTTGTTCCAACATTTCGAACCTGAACAGTGACAGTGCCAGCACTAACACTCTCAACATTGGCAACCAAAGCAACAGTCGAAGCACCCGAATGATAAACACTTGGGAAACAAATAGGCGTGTGACTGAACCGAGTTGTGTTGTAGGTGAAAGTAATGTCCAACGAAGCACCCGAAGCGATAGAGTTTGACGGACTATAAACATCGATCTGCGTGGCAAAAGTTACATAACGAGGATAAGAACCATCGTTGTATGAAATCTGCCCAGGCCAAGTGCTTGACGAATACAAAAGATTAAGCGTTCCAGTAATGTCATTCAAGTCCGATGCCGGCAAAGCCTGACCGTCAGTGAATGAGGTTTTTGTTGGAAACCCGATTGCCATTTTATTACTCCCTTTTAGGTTGCTGGACTAAGTGTCAAAGACATCCGCCAGTTGTTTGGTGAGATGTCGTGATTCAATTCCTGAATCCAAGAGTTGTAAGTCAACTGCGGTGCATAGATTGGCGTGCGCTTAACGATGACCGCCTTGCCTGGTTCGGCGACCATGATGTTGTTCCAAAGAGTTGACGAGAAACCAAGGCAGTCAAAACTGATACTGTCCACCCGATACTCAGGACTAGCAAATTGGTCTGCGAGATTCTGCGCCACAGTTGGTGCATCAGTAGGCGAGAAATACAAATCCACATCAGCTGCGACAGGGCCGAACCTGCCAGTGCTTGTCGAATTGAACTTTGTGAAAGTTGCAGAACTTGTGGCGGAATAGTTTGCCGTCGCGTTGATGGTGTTGCGCATGTATTTCTCACCACCAATGACAGCGATGGAATCGTATTCAATCTCACTGGTGCTGGTTCGCTGGTCACTAAGAGTGAACAACTTTGTTGCGGCAGCAAAAGCGCCAGGAGCTATGGCGTTATAGTTTCGCCAAACCGCGCGATTCAAACGATCTACATAAAACAATCCAAGTTGCTTGGTGGTGATTTCGTTAATCATTGAAATCGCGCTACCAGTTGGAACATTGCTGACAGTGTAAAGATTGTTATAACTGACAACAGTTCCCTGCCAACCAGCACTGGTCAGAATCTTTGCCACTGCATCAGCATCGCCAAGGCCAGAAACAGAAGTGTTCGTGAACATCTTGCCGAGGTTCGCCAACGCATCAACGCAAGTGATAGTCACCGTAGGTTCAAGTGACAAGTCCTTATCCATTGACTCGATGAAACCGCTGAACAAAGTTGTTTCACTACCGCCAGACATAGTGCCAGTCACTCGAATGCCACTGCCAGCAATCAGAATGCTTGCATCGCTGGTGTTCACATAGCCGCCATAGAAATAAGCGGAAGTCTGACCAGTGCAACTGCCAGTGGCAGAGTTGGAAACAGTGAACTGAGTGCTGGTAACTGATGTCACAGTTTGCAGTTGCAGGTTCAAAGTCGATGCAGTCAAGCCAACAATGGTGACAACATCACCAACCTTCAAAAAGGATGTGCTCGAAGTGTAAGTGACAGTTGTTCCGTCACCACTTGCCGCAGTGATTGTTGAACCGTTACTCCACTCGGGGTCATAATTTCCCGAAGTATTGTCCAGAGTCAGAATCATCTGCCCAGGCTGAATCTCTTGATCCTCACGAGTGCGACCTCTGCGAATACTGATTCGCTTCACATCAGTTGTTGGAAATTGAGTCAAGGTTGTAAAAGGCGTATAACTGCCGAGAGTATCCGAGCCACCTAACAGGGAATAGTTCAGAATGAACTTGCCCTGATTGCGGTTGCCGGTATCCAAATAGACTTTGATTACTGGCGCATTCGTGCCGTCATAAAGTGTCATGAACTACACTCCAAGAATTGCAGGGTTAAGTCCTCGACGACGCATCAGCTGTGCGATGTTATCGCGAACAGTGACCGCCAAATCCTTTTCATGAATAACCGAACCAGCGACATTGATGACAACAGTTGTGCCACCTAATCCGCCAAGGCGATTGTTTGGTGTCACGAAACCGTTGCCACCCATCGTTATGAGTTCAGGCCCTTTTTCCCCGACGATGTACGAAGCACCTCGAGCAACCGCGCCACCTAATGCGCGAGGTTGAACTGAATAGTCGCGACCACCCGAGATGTCTGGAACATAGTATTTCTTTTTTGCTGGGTCGTAAGTGTAAAGCTGACCGTTGTAGAACTTAGTTTGTTCCTTGCCAATGTAGTCAGTGGCAGTTCTCGCATTGATGTTTGCCAAATCTCGTTTTGTAGAAGTAGCAACTGAGCCAGAAAAGTCAACCGCCTTTCCTGCCTTAATACTTGCCAAGGCTTTCGCTACATCTTTACCACCAGTCTTACTACCTTTCCAGGTATACATCGCAGCAAGAGTGCCAATACCCAAAGCGGCAACAATGCCAGCAATCGCTGGAGCTGCTGCTAGTAATGAAGCACCGCCAGTTGCAGCGGCTTCAGCACCTGCGGCAGTACCAGCTGCGACAGTAACTAATTCGAACGCAGGTACTAAAAGTTTAACTGCTGAAACCATTGCGCTTACCGCTGCCGATGCCTTCGCACCGATAAAGATTGATCCAATGATTGTTGCAATTCGTTTCAGCATTTCCTCATGATCGCCCAAGAACTTGAAAAAGCCTCGAGCATTTTCGCCAAGTTTTCTCATAGATTCATAAGCACCACCGCTGGAATCTTTTACACCAGTCAAACCATCAACAAAAGCCTGAACATTCGGCACAACAGTTTCGGTCAAATACTTTGCCATTTTTTCAAGCATTGGCATCAGCGCATAACCGATTTGTTCCTTGGCTTCGTTCAATCGTTGCTGAACAATTTCCATTCGACCTGAGAAAGTATTCGCGCCAGCCTTCGCCGCACCAGTGAAAGTCTTTGTTAGAACTTTCAGCGCAGCATCGAAATCTTTATTCTTGATGATTGCTTTATCCAACGGAATACCGAGGCGAGTCAACGCACCGATGTTGCCGTTATGTGCTTTGGCTAATGCCAAAGAAACCGAAGCCAAATCCTTGCCGGTACCGGCAGAAACATCCATTGCAACTTGAGTCAACTTTTGTGACTCACCTAAGTCGCCAGTTGCTCGACTCAAAGTTGCGAACGCTGGTCGCAACTTGTCATCGGCGATGCCATAAGTGAGTTGCATCTTGGTGATGAAATCCTCGGTGGATTTCACCTGCGCATCAGTGGCATGAGTTGTGTTCTTGAGCGAAGCCGCCAACATCTTTTGTGACTTCTGATCCTCGATAGCCGCTTTCGTAGCTGAAGCCGCGAACGCAACCGCAGCAGTTCCAACTGCCAGGAATGAAGTTGCAGCGACCTTGCCCATTTTCTTGAACGAGTCGCCAACACCGTCAGCCTCTTTGCCAACGCCTTTGAGAGTTTTGCTGGCAGTCTTGTCATGCCCATAAAGTGCAAACACCATGTCGGTTGTGCGTGCCATGAAAACTCCTATTCAGATTTGGCGGAAGCCAAAAGCAAGTCAAACTCTTGACTGGTTAAATCCCACACATTCCAAGGCGTGATGCCTGGATAAGTATGCATGAGCAAAGGCAGATTGCTCAGGACTCTGTCGTTGACTGTTCTGCCTGTACCCCTAAAGGGTCGGCATCGTTCTCCACAACATCGATCGCCTCAACCTCGACATCGACTGCCTGTTCGAAAGTTAAGTCCTCGCCAGCCCTGCGCCGAGCAATCCAAACCATTGCCAGAAACACTTCGCGAGAAGCGACTTCCAACTCGTCTTGCTTTTCCTCAGACAACGACTTGCGAGCCTTCGTTGACAGATTGAAAATTGCGAACATCTTTTCAATCGGTTTCTTAAACTGGCGTTCAATCAGATTCTGCTCACCCATAGTGATGCCGCGTTCACCGGCATCACCTGGCAGGTTGTAGATTTTTCCTTCAATCTTTACTGGCATTAGTTACCCCTTATTAGTTCGGACTTAAAGCAAGCCCTTTTTCTCGATCTCTTTCATTGCGTTCTCAACAGCCTTTGAAACTGCTTGAATGAACTCAGGTTTGTGCGCACCGATAGATTTCTCGAACCAGAAGGGCTTTGTCTTTTGAACAGGCCAATCGGCAGGATTTTCCATGCTGCGACCGAACACAGGATGTTTCCAAACCTTTATTCGGCCATCAACATAGCGAGGCAGTTTGCCCAACTTGGTACCAGTGCGACCACCGTTGACACTTAGAATCGCAAACATCTTGGCATCCACCCGAATGAAAATGCCAGCCTTTTTCTTGCCACTCTTAAAACCAATTTTCATGGCAAGCGCAATCGTTTCTCGCAACCCAACCCGAGGCCTAGGCGCACCTTGTAAGTGATGCGTTCCAGTTGTCGGCAAGGAACGAACAGAAGTCTGCGCATCTTTCTTGGCAGGTTCAGCTGCTTTCTTGAGTTCCTTTTTCATGTTCGCAAGAATCTTTTTGTCGATGTTGCGAGTGTTGATGTAAAGGTTTCGGAAATCCGATTCCTTAATCACAACCGCCATGACTAGAGCGTTGAATCAAGAGTTCGATAAATAATAGTGAAAGGCGCATCAGTGCCATTGTCATAAACAGTGAAACCGAAACTCACATCAATAACGCCTGGGCCAGAAACCATTGGCACATCGCCATCGAACTTACACGCTGGAAGCGTGATGCTTAGAAGTTCAGTGGTTGAGCCAGCGGTTGCGCCGGTGAAAGTTAGTTTCAAACCAGCAGTGGTGTCAGCCATGAACTTGTCAAGCAAAACAGTGTCAGTGAACTCGGCAGTTACCTTGCCAGAGATAGTGCGGAAACCGTTGATGATTTGTTCAGCCTTCGCACCAGCAGAGCCAAGATTGAAGCGATCAGTTTTCAACGAGTTGTCAACAGTTAAAGTGAAGTCCTTGATGTTGGCATAAGTTGTTGAAACATTGTCAGTGATTGAACCTTGTGCGAAATGGAACAAGTTTGTTGTCGCAAAGTTGCTATAAGCAGGTGTCGCCGAAGTTGATGAACCAGTTGTGAAACCTGCGGAGTCAAGAGTGAACTTGCCCTTGGCAATGTCACCAGCACCAACAGAGAGTTCGAAACCAGTCATCTTGCAACCAGTTAAAGTCTTGTAAGTTAGAGTTCCACCGTATTGAGGAACAGCAACCTGAGTTGTGAAACTGTCGCTGAGCAAGTCCTCAGCTACGAAAGTGTAAGTGTAAGCACCATTAGCCGAAGCACCTGTTGGAACTGAACCAGTCGCAAGACTAAGCAACAAACCCAAACCACGAGTCGGCAAGTCAACCTCGAAGTCACCTTCACCCATGAAAGTTGTGACAACGCGACGATTCGCGCGAGGTGTTAAACCACCACTGCGAAGCCCTTGACCAACAACAGTGTTCTTGGTGTATTTCGTGCCTTCACTATTGAACTCGTAGAAACGGTCAACTGTGACAGCAGTGTTGAAACTTGATTCCTTCTTGATGCCTAGCCACGAGCCAATGCCTGAGCCGATTGCCATTGTTATTTCTCCTCTTGGGTTTCAGCCGTTGCGACTGGATCGGGTGATGTTTTCTTGCTATCCCCTGACGACCAGTTGAAAGGTGCTTCGAGCATTCGAGCAGCCATCTCATCTGGCACTTCTACTGTTTCGCCGAACTTGATTTCAATGCCAAGTTCCGGCACATACAAGTCGCCCAGTGGGCAGACATTCTTAATCTTGGCCATGTGTAACTCCTAAGTCCTGGCGCGGTATTCGATAGTAAAAGTCACCGAGATGGCGACACCGTTATTTGCTTGAATATAAGTCATTTGATGATTGCTTAAACTTGAATAGATACAAGCACCACCGAGCGACACATCCGAACGAATAGCAGAATCAACAGCTGACAACAATGTTGCCACACGAGTCCGACGGTCAGACAAACTCGAACCGCCATCCCAAGTTGAAAGCCAACAATCGACAGTGCCATCCTCGAACTGTTTCAAGTTGCCGAGTTGTTCGAAAGTTTGTGTCACATTCGAAACATTGACTTCGCCATCCTCGCTACCGTCATGACCGACCGCGATAAAGTCGCCAGGGTAACTAGCATCAATCTCAGGGCCGTCAAAGATGCGCACACCTGAAAGGTTGGCACTGTTGTTAAAAGCCGTCAGAATGCCGTTTATGACCTGTGGCAGGGCAGTGGTAGCCATTACGCCAACCCAGGCAGACTTGCAGGGTCAAGAAGTTCCATCGCTCGGCGAGGCAACGAATAAGTTGCGCCAGTGTAGAAATCATCACCAGTGCCAGTGCGACTCATCACATTGACAACACCGCGCTGGGTTTGCCACAAGTGACGAAGGATTTCCAAAACACCTTGTTGAACCGCTGGCGGTGTAACTGTGTAGCCTGCGACATAAGTCACCGAAACACTATTCACACCTGCTGCCCAGTAGCCGTAAGCACCATAAGTTGTCGATGACAGGCTCGAAGTAGTCAGGCGATAAAGCCGTTGCCCTGTCGGATCGAGTAGATACTGGCTCGAATCTAGAAGTTCGCCGTTCTCATAAACACTCGTGATGCTAATCGCGCGAGGATTACGAAGGCGCAAAATGTCAGTGTTGCCGTCATACTTTTCCGAAGTAAAAGTTCGGCGACCAAGGACTGCGCCAACATAGTTCTCGGCTAAGTCCTGCGCCGCATCGATGAAGCGACGGATTTCCTCTTGGTCAGCTGAAGCCGCTGGAATGTTCAAGTGACTCAGTGCCATGTCATAAGACACCACCGGCAAAGTTGTCAAATCCCGAACAGTGAACTCGTCAGTGAAAGCACTAGCATTCGTGCCAGTAGCAACCCAACGAACAAGATGACGACCCGACAAGGTTGGCACATAGGCGATGTCATAAAGGCCAGCACCAGAGTTAGTGACAGTCGGCGTTGCGCTCGAGCCATCAGGCAAAGTTACAGTGCAGACAACCGCCGTCGCATTCTGCGCAGTGCCAGAACTGTTAGTGATAGTTATGCCAAGGGCAACAACATCACCAAGGTCAAAAGAAGCCATTGGTCATCTCGCTTTCATGGATGCGGTTGCAACTGTTCTCGGACTCGCCGAACCATTAGTTGCACTTAATTTGTTGTAAGCAATGTTTGCGTTGTAGGCAACAGACTCTTGATTGTATTTTGTGCCTTGCGACAAAGTTGCAGTGACAACGCGAGGACTCATCGATGTTTGCGCAACCATGAACTCACTTCACTTTCAGAGATGTTTTGTCAATCGCGATGTTTGCTGACTGAAGGCAGTCGCCATAGGACTCATGATCTTGAGTCGGGCAACCCGAACGACAAACCGACATTAGGAAGTCCAGTTGCCAAAGTTAGTTGCAGCGCCAGTGCCGATTTTAGAAATCTGCACAAACGAACCGATGTTGAATGTTGGCGTTGTTCCAGTAGTGATAACAGATACACCGCCACCAAAATTAATTTTGCCAGCAGTGCTTGCATGAGTTCTGATGAACCCTTGAAAGCGAGTATATATACCAGTCAAGGTTGAAGTTGCTAAACCGTTAGTGGCTGTATTTGCTGCGGTCACTGTAATAGTGCTAATAAAAGCACCAGATGAAGCATAGTTCGCAGTTAAAGAAACTGCTTGTGGTGTTAGGGCTGAACCTGAACCATCAAAATAAATCACACTCATACTTGGAGCGGCGGCAGTTGTACCCTTAGTCATAATAAAATAACCGTCAAAGAAATAGCTGGTATCTGCATCAACATTGAAATACTGAACCGCAGAGCCAGCACTATTGTAGAAAATTGCTTCCACTGAAGTATCGTTCACAGCCTTAGTGCGAGTGGCAGAAAGATAACTGCGCCCCACCATTGTTGTGCCGTAGGTTGAACCAGTGCCACCGTAGGTTGGCTGAATAACAGAACCCTGCCAAGTGCCTGAACCAATAGTGCCAACAGTTGCCAAACTCGATGCGCTAGTCAAACCATTAGCAGTCGTCACATTCGGAATCGAAGTTGTGTTTGTATTCAGCAAAGTGCCACTCGCACCAGTTGGCAAAGTCTGTGTGTTGCTTGCGCCAGTGCCAGCCGATAAAAGTTGATAACCACCAGTAGTGCCAAACTTAACCGAACCAGCAGCAGAACCAGCCGAACCTAAAGTGACATCGCTTGCGGTTGTAATTCCACCAGCCGAGTCAATCTTGGCAAGAATTGTTGTGCCATCAGATTGCGTGACTTCCAACAAGTTGGCGGTCTGGGTTGCGCTATTGCGCTTGATACGGAAGCCAACAGTTCCATCCGCGCCAGTAGCAATGATCTGTGTGCCGGTGGTGAAAGTGTTAGAAACATTTGTATAGACACCATTTGTGACACTTCCAGCGGTTGTTGCCGAAGTTGCCGAAGTTGCAGTCGCAGCGTTGCCATCGATGCTCACACCAGTCAAAGTCTGACTAGCTGACGAACGGTTGATTGCAAGGCCAACATACATTGTTTGGTTAGTGGCAGCCTTGCCAGCAACCGTTGAATCAAGCGCAGTCAACCGAGCAACAACAGTTGCCGAACCACCCTGAGGATTCACACCAAGAGTGACCTGAACCGCAGCCATCGCATCATTGATGTTGTCATGTTGCGCAGCGTGCGGAACAGTAGCGGAATCCAATGTGTCAGTCGCAGTTGGATTCACAAAAGAATCCAGCGCGCCAGGGTAACTTGTTGACATCAACACTCCTTCAAAGGGAACTCGGGGATAGTGGCAGGGGTATTCACTACCCCCGAGAGATTAGATTTTGTTAGCGGATTTCCAGTGATCGTGCTGGCGGTCATCCAACCAGAACTGTTTGTGATGACCAAGAATCGCGCCAGTGTGACAAAAGATAGGGAAACCTAAAGCAAGAATCTTGCGACAGAACAACAAGTCCTCGCTGAACCAGCGACCCTCGATTGCGCCATCAAAGAACCAACACCAGTCAGTTCCCTGATTCGCAGTTGCCTTCGCGCGAATAGCCACAAGAACATCGCGGTGAACCAGAATGCAACCAGTACCAGAACCATCGATTTGAAAGAGTTCGTTCTTTGGATAGTCGTCAATCGGAAGCATCGCGCCATTCGGTGCAATGTTGTAGATTGCCGGAACAGGCCGCAACACTTCATTGTCATAGAAAGCGGCGAACACCAACCCAGCAACAACAGGTCGGTCATCCTTATGCGCAGACTCAACCAACAAATCGAAAGCCGAAATCGGCAACGACTGGTCGGAATCAACCATCAACAACCAGTCAGCATTCGAATCATCGAGAAAGTTTTTCACAATCAGGTTGCGAGTCCGAGCAAGAAGGCCAGTGCCATGCGCCAACTGAAGTGAGTCAATGCGCGTTCGGCGGTCACGCATAAGCGAAACCAAGTCCAAAGTCATTTGAGCATCAATCGAACCGTCATGCGGAATTGCGATGCAAACAGTTTCGCGCGACCTCATCGGGTTTCACGCTCGATGTTTGGAAAGTCTTGATTGTGATCGAGTAACTCAAGCACCTGTTCAACAGTGCCGTTGTTGTCAATCACCTTTTGCAAGGCAACAACTGCCTCAAGCAAAATAGTTTTCATCCCTGCCATTTGTACCCCTACAAAGTTTTAAGTTTTGGAAATGGCAGTGGCGACCCTGTTGCCAAGGTCGCCACTGTCATTGTTTGGATTAGTAGCCTGAAGGCGTAACTGCACCAGTGCCACTGATACCCGAAACTGACTTCGCGTAGCGGTGGATTAGAGCTGCGTAACCGTAGACCTGGAAGCGAACCGTTAGGTTTGCTGACAGAACATCTGGAAGAACGCGAGTCTTAACGCCTGATTCGAACAAGTAAGAATCAGAGAACTTGCCAACCAAGATTGGTGACTGGTTCGTTGATGCGCCAGCAGTGTTCTTTAGTGTTGCGTCAACATACACAGGAACGCCGTAGATTGTGCCAACAAGGCCAGCAGGTGCGCCTGCTGCGGTTGTTACACCAGCAGCGTTGAATGGGCCGTTGCCGGTAGGCACGATCAGTGGGCGGCTTGAGCCGTCAACCTGCGATGCTAACCAGTACCAAGTTGCTGGAGCCATAACGATGGCTTCGACTGCCTTGTAACGGTTTGTTACAACCTGCGAAATCGCCTTTGTGATAGCGGTCAAGCCACCAGTTGCGGTCGGTGTTGTTTCAGTCCAAGTTGTTGGAATGCCGTTGGTGCTATCTGTGCCAAGTGTCACAAAGCCCTTTAGTGTTCCAGCAGTACCTGCACCGTTACCAGCAACAGCAGAGTTCAACTGAAGTGCGTAGTCAGCCATTAAATCTGAAAAGATTAGTTTGTCTAATCCGCCAGCGATTGGTGACTGCTCAACGAGCTGAATCGAAACATTCTCGTAGCCCGTGATTGTTTCAACGCGACCAGTGTTGGTTGTAGTAACAAGATCGCGAGGACTTGTTGGTGCGTAGGTGGTTGAGTTGTCAGCAGCCTGTAAGCCAGTGCGTGAACCAGTGGTGATTGCAGGAATGTTGATTGAATCAGTTCCAGCAGGTAGCGCCATCTTTGTGACTAGGTCAGCGGTTACGCGAGCAGCGCGAGCGAACTCTGCGTATTCATTGATTAGGTACAAAGGTGGAACGAAATCGCCACCGCTTGTGTCGGTGCGGTTGATGTCGCGAAGTTCGACAGCCATTTCAGACTGATGACGGTTCAACCGTTCCCAAGCCTGTGGTTCGTTGCGAAGTTGAGCGTTGATCATGTCGCGAACGAATGAGTTGTCGCTGCCCTTGTCGTAGGTCATCGCTTCGCGAGTAACTACTGCAGAACCGAAAGTCTTAACACCTTCGGCAGCGCGTGCTTCTTTGATAGAGGCAGTGCGTGCTTCAAGTGCGGTTGCACTTTCGATCTTGCTATCTAGGTCGGCAATTTCTGCCTGGCGTGCTTCAACTGAGTCCAAAACTTCGGCGGTTGCTTCACCAGCAAGTAACGCCTCAGCCTCGGCAGCAGCAGCTGAACGAGCCTCTTTGAGGTTGTCAAGTAATGACATTTTTTCTCCTTGTGAGAATAGTTGGGTTTGGTATTGCAATCCGCCGAGGCATTACTGCGACAGGGGAAACTTATGGGTTAGCGGTTCTTTGAATTGCTGAACTTTTGTTTCAAGTCCAACATCCGCTTGCGAAGCTCTAAAGCCTCAGCCTCAGCATCCTCAGCGGAAGCAGTACGCATTCCGACAGTGGTCGCATCGTAGGCAGGCCAAGTGACAACAGAAACTTCAAACAAGTTCAAGTCCTGCAAAGTACGAAGTCCAGCCTCGCGAGTATCGCCACCAGGTTCGACAGTGAAAGCGAAAGACATTTTAGAAACATCACCGCGCGAAACAGCGGAAGCCAATTCCTGTGCGCGAGGATTGTTTGGATCGAGGTCGGCTTCCATGTAAAGGCCAGTTTCATCTTGGCGAAGTGACATTGTGCCGGACTGTGTCGAAGCCAACGGAAGATTGTCGGTGTCATGGTTCACCAGCAAGAACACTGGCTCACCTGACTGCAAGGTGCGAGTGAATGCGCCTGGCGCAATCACTTCGCGGAACGATAAGCCAGTGGCTTCTTTGTTGAACTGCGCAGCGTAACCGCCGATTCGCAGGGAAGTTGAATCGGTTGCAATGGCGCGAACTTCGCAATCCATTGTCACTCGCTCAGCTGAAGCCATTCTTGATTTGCGTGATTCCATGTCGATGTCCTCATTTCGTGGGGAAGGTAGGGCAGTGATAACAGTTAGAACATCCCCGAGGTGCAGAACAGTGGTGTCGGTTGGAATGTAGCCATTGCCTTTTGATGAATAGATTCGAATAACGAACACAGGCTTTTCGGCACTGGCATCCATAGTGAAACCGTCACTCGATGTGGCCGTTCCCTTAGTGACAACTTTTTCGACCTTGCCACGAGCGCGAGCAGTGCCATTGTTCCAAGAAACAAAAGAACCCTCGCCGATACGAGCAACAGCAGCGCGACCTTCAAAAGGCGCGGTCAAAGTGTTGTCATCAAACTCGTTCGCCATCTTGTCGTAATAGTCAGAAACCTTGGCTTTGATTGCATCGACATCTGATGCAGGAATGTCAACGCCACCGCGAGAACCAGCAAGCACCGCAGCAACCGCAAAAATGCCACGAGGCATTGCGGTCAGCGTTCCGTTGATTACATCGGCAAACTGAAGTTTGTACGAACCAAAGTTCTCTGGCGCACTTTCATCAACATAAAAGAAACCCTGACCATACTTTGTCATGTTCACTGAATCGTTCTGAGTTGCCCATGCTCGAAGTCGAGCATTAGCAGCTGATGAATCCCAAGCACTCTCACGATCACCGATAGGCAAAGTCATGTTGCCAGTAGCCTTGCGCATTCCATCAATCACTGGTTCAGCAGAATAAGCCGTCAACATTTCCATTGAAGGCATCATTGCCTCGGCATCGTCAGCATCCATGCCCATTGAATCCAAAGGGTCGATTGCTGGCTGAGTTACTTCCTCGCCAAGCGAAGCCGTCAACTGCCACTTGTAGAACTGCTGACCCTCAATCGCACCAGCGATGAAGTTCGCAATGCCTTGCTGGTTGTAGTTCGAAGCGCAATCAAAGACATCCGAGAGTTGATCGAGGAACACATCGTTGGCATCGCGCAAATCGCGAGCAAGAGCCATCGGGTCTTGACCAACAGTTGAATCCTGCAAGTAACCAAGCGCGATGAACTCTGTCAAAGTTGCTGGCGCAACAACACCAATCTTGCGCAAGTTCTCAGCAATCGGGTCAATGAGTTCATAGGCGGTTTCATAAATCTTTTGGAATAGTTTGTGGTATTCGCTGAAGTCAGCACCCTTCACATTCCAATGAGCGCCATGTGCGCGGAAATAGAACTGAACCGCAGTTCCAAGAAGTTCCGTCAATTCCTCGGGCAAGTTCGAAACTGTTTCGGTTTCCTCGATGTCGCGAGATTCCATGCTTTCGCCTTCCAATAACGCTGCACGAGCAGACAGTTGTTTTCTAATTTGTGATGACCAAGAGAACCCGGCATCGCCACCCCAAGCAGCCCAAGCAACTCGACCTGGACTTGGATAGCCTTCATCCCCAACCTTGAAACCCTGCCCCTGCTTGTCGCCTTCATGACGAGCAAAGAATGAATACATTCGCAAAATCGTTTCAGCTGAAACCGCATCACCGCGAGAAAGTTGAACAGCGCGAGCGCGACCAGTGTCAGTGAAGCCAGGTCCAGCCTTGCCATCAGCAATCCACGCCAACGCGCGAGCAGCCTCATCGCGAACCCCTTGCGGTGGTCGGAAAGTTTCAGCCATTACTCAAGCACTCCCATAACAGGCGCACTCGGATCAGCATCCTCGCCAAGTTCAGGCAAGTCGCCACCAGCCGTGACACTGCCAGCCAACGCCTGAACGAAACTGTCGCCGCCTTCATAAGGTTCAAGTCCGAAAGTTTGGCGAGCCTCATTCGGTGACATTGCGCCAGCCTGAATGCTCATGGTGTTAACACGCGCACGAGTCAAAGAATCCGCACGAAGTAGAGATGCGAAATCGAAAACAACATCGAGGCCAGGGCCAAGAATCTTAGACAACGCAATCTCGAGTCGGCGAAGCCAAGGCGTGATTGTGAAAATCAAGAAGTTCAATGAAGCCTGTTCAACATTCTGATAAGTCTGGTTATCGCCAGTTGCACCAATCAAGTGTGAAGGGATTCGATAGATTCGAGCGATGTCGCGAATCAACTGTTCGCGCGACTGAATCATTTGCGCATCAGCTGCGGAAGTTGTAATTGTTTGGAACTTCAAACCATCAGACAACACCGCTGGTCGGCGGTGACGACGATGAGTTGCTTCCCAAGTTCCCTGCACAACTCGCGCCTGGTCAAGCGTTAGTTTCTGGTCAGTCGACAGAACGCCTGAAGGCGTACCGCCTTCCGCGTAGAACTGCGACAAGTGCCTATCCATAGCCAGTGACAACCCGACAAGGTTGCGTGACTGGATTAGTGGCGAAACACCAACCAAAGATTGTGGCGGAGTGAAAGTTCGAATGTGCAGAATGTTCTCTGAATCCATCTCATTGCCTAGATGCAAATAAGAACGACCAGTCTGGTCGCCACTAGGAAGCACCTGCATCTGGTACGGATGAAGCGGAACAAGGCCAATCGCATTTCCCGAACGGTCACGATCGATGTGAATGTAAGCGTTGCCATGCAACACAAGTGAAGCCATTGTGGTGTGAATAAACTCGAACGAATCAGTGCCAGAAGCAGGGTCAGGGTTCGCCAAGATTTCAGGAACAGAAACACCAGTGCGCTTGCCGGCAGGGTCAATCTTGTAAGCACGAAGCGGAAGCGAAGCAACCGAATCAGCCAACAAAGAAACCGCAGACAACACCGACGAAACACCAAGCGCAGTCCACTCATCAATGCGTTCGCCAGCACTCGAAGTGATAGTTGTTTGACCGTACAGCTGAGAAAGCGGAGCAACATAGTTGTTGAATTGTGGATAACGGCCAACTACATCGCCGACACCGCGACGAAAGATACTCATGCCCTATCCGCCAAGAAAGCAAATGTCATCGCAAAGACTCCGCCCAAGATTAGTGCTGCCGACAAACCAAACAATTTGCCAACACCAAAGGTGATTGAAAAAGCCCCTGCAATTTCGACAACCGTTGTCACGATTGACACTGTGAAAAACTTATTCATTGAAATCCCCTAATTCATCAAGCGACCAAGGGTCGAAAACCATTGGTAAACCATTACCCTGCGAAGCCCAAAAGGCAGCGCGTTCAACACCCATCACCGAAGCAACCGCCAAGTCGATTCGGCGTTGCGAGTGTCGGGATTCCTTAGCCAAGCGCGAACCCCTAGCATCGGACTTCAAAGTTGCGTTCCCAACATGGCGAGCCAGTCGGGCATCGCCATCATGCGACAACGCCTGATTCAACACCGCCTCAAAGAATCGAGTCGTTGCTGGAGTCATGCGACTGGCAGACTGTGGGAACAAGACGACAGGCAAACCCTCATCCTCGAGAACCTGAAAAGTCCTTGCCCATCGATAAGGGTCGCAAGCAATCTCTCGCACCTGCCACTTGGCGCAAGCATCGCGAATCGACTGCTCAACATCCGCGACCGGCACTTGCCAATCGGCAGCCTCGCCATCAGGCTTTTCCCAAGCATCGACAACGAACACATGCGGAACATCGTCAGTGGTCACACCGACAATGGCAGTGCAGTCGCCATTGAACGAACCATCGAACGCCAACACAATGTCAGTGCCGTCAGGAACTACGCGGCCAGAATCAGTGACCGAATCCCAAGCACCAGTCGGAAGCCAAGTGCTAGAAGTCGCAACCCACTGATTGCAACGCTTAGTTCGAAACTCTGCTTCAGGTGTACGGTTCACAACCGACTCGAAATCGTCAGCCGAAACAATGTCATCGAAGCCAGGATTCGCGGCTCGCCAAGTTGCAGGGTCGCGGTGATCCATACCATCAGGTGCTTCCCACCAAGACATGAAAAAGGTTGGGTCAACAACTTCGCCGAGCGCAACCTTCTTGCCGTACTCGTAAAGCCCGAAACACAAAGAATCCTTGCCACTGGAATCGACCTTCACTCCAGCAGTGGTGATGCCAATCATCATTGGCGAAGTACGCGACCCGGCTGCCAACTGCATGACATCCCAGAGTTCGCGATTCGGTTGCGCATGAACCTCATCGAACGCCACCAGCGTTGGCGACAAACCTTCTTTAGTGAACGCCTCGGCAGATAGAGCGCGATAAATCGCGCCATTCTTAGGGTTGAAAATCGCATCCCGAAAGACTTGCAAGAACTCAGACAGGTCGGGTTGTAGGCGAATCATTTCCTTGACAGTGTCGAAAACAATCTTGGCCTGCGCTCGGTCAGCTGCGCACGAATAAACTTCGCCACCACTAGGGCCGAACACAAGATGTTCCAACGCCACCGCAGCGAGCCAAGCAGACTTGCCATTCTTACGAGGCAAACCAATCAGCGCAGTTCGATGGCGCAAAGTCTTATCGGCTTTCACCGCGAACAACTGGCGAGTCAAATCCTTTTGCCACTGCCTGAACACCATCGGTTGCCCGGCATTACCAGCAACAGAGTCCTTGGTGATTTTGCAAAGTGCTTCCGCAAAGTCGATGACGAAATCACCGCGGCTTCGTTTCAAATCTGCCGGCGGAACTTTAGTCAACCAGCGAGGCGCGAAATCAGTTTTCTTTGGCCTGGCGTTTTTGGATGAGTTGGTCAAGTGCACTCACTCGTTTCACTTCGGCTACCCCTAGACGAGATCGCGAAACAGGATCAAACCCGAGGCTGGTCAAAGCATCGGTGAAAGATTTGGACAAGGTTGCAACCAATCGGCCATCGCCATTGTCAAGAGTTGCATGAAACTTATTTCGAGCCGCCTGCAAATCGTCAGCTAGTCGGCAAACATTCGTGATTGCTTGAAGGTCGGAATCTGGTGACAACCAAGTGATTGCCAGCGACCAACAATTTTCCCAAGCACGCTTGCCCTCAACGCCAAGATCGACAGGCGCATCAGGAATCTTGACTGCCATCGGCAACGGAGTCACCGCGGCGAGTTCAGGCAACCTGCGCTGACCAGGGTTGCCGGTCGCGCGTTTCACCTCAGTTGGCTTTGGCGGTCGACCTCGGGTCATCGTCAAACTCCAAACTGCGAAAATGTTATGTAAACCCAGAATCGCCAATTTCGCAGAGGTGTGTAAAGAGT